AGATATATGTCCTACTATAGCTGGTCTAGTTTTCTGCCGCTCTAAGTTAGTTGAATAAATAATATCATGTTCCTTACCATCTGCTCCTTTAACTTTAAAATGAAATTTAATGGTGCTCCCCGCATCCCCCGTAAATTCAATTCTTAAAGTTTCCTTTTTTCGTGCCTCTCCTAACCCACGAAGAACATCATTTTGATTTATTACTAGAGGTGCAGAATCAGTAGCTTCTTCAGTTACTACTTGCCCCAGTTCGCCCTGTTCCATAATGGTAGCCCCAGCCATACGGCACATAGCATCAGTAGCTCCTGCTCGTTTAATAGGATCCTTCCCATTATAATCTGTTTTAAAACGATAGGCTAAATAATCTCGTCTTAAAGCTTCGGCAGCCCTCTTTCGATTTTTTTTTGCTTCAGGTGAATTACCGTCAAAAGAAATTCTTTCTCTTATAGTTTTGGGATCATCTCCATTAGGATTAGGAATTTCTTTTGTACAAGCATTATAAAAATTAGAACCCACAGCCCCATACTTAAATCTACCTAATGTCATATTTTGAATTTGGAGCGCAGTCACAGAGGGATTAGTAAGTGTTATCTGTCCATCTGTATTTACATACTGTATTTCTTCAGATATCCCCCTACAAGAATCATAAAGCTTTTTTATAGGACTAAAATAGGTGGCAATAGAACCTTGCGGATCTGTGTGCGAGGGATCAAGCTGTAAAGATTGATTAAGTTTGTTGTACCATGCCTCCTCATTCTCAGGAGGAGAAGGGCCAGTAATTTCATTTCCCATAACGATATCAATAGCTCGATCAAGAGAAAGATCTCCAAACTTAATTTGACCTCCTACCGATAATTTATTTCCTGCACTCAAGAGATGTATTTCAGTTGTATCAGTAACAGACAAGCCTTGTCTCTTTAATGTTTTTTCAATTTGAGGTTTTAATGCTTCTGTTGCATTGTCATACAAGTCTTTAGGAGTTGTCGTAACAACATCCTGGGGTGTTAGTTGAAGGTGGTGAGCCCTAGCTTTGGCTGTGGCTAACCCTTCATCTCCTAAATACATAAAGAAGTTATCTACTTTACCTCCAAGCCTTTGCGCTGTTCCTCCTGCAATAATATCATCTGCTTGCACTCTTTTTAATAATCCCCCCATCTGTACCATTATTTGACTTAATAGTTTTTTAACACTTCCATCTTTGGTTAAAACACTAAGCTGCCTTTCAACTTCTTCCATCAAAGGATATGAATCAAGCACAATACCTTGGTCTGCCATAGGAGTTTCTCCTGCAAACTCTTGCAAGGATAGTAAATTATCCTGCATCTCCTGTGTAAACTCAGCAGCTAAAGGTTTTAAGATAGCTTGTTTCTGTTGCTTAGTAGCACCTTCTGGGAACTGTCGAACCTTTGCATATATACGGGTTATTAATCCCATAAAAGCCTCATTAAAGCGTCCCTTCGTTTCATTTTGTGCATTCGTTGATCCCTTAAATTGGTATTGTTTAATTTCACAACCAAACCTGTCGATCATAGCTTGATGAAGACCCCCCTTATCCATCACAACACCTCCTGCACCGAACTCCATTGGACCTCCCTGATCAGGGTCAGTAAAAAGAACCACCTTACCTTTACCAACTAATCCCATTCTCTTATTCACTTGATCACAATCAGGGTCTCCTCTCTCCAGTAAATGTAAGAGGTCTTCATTAGTTTTAAAGATATCAGCAAATACATCTTCGCCAATTTCCTCTTTTTGCATGTTACCCTCTTCATCAAAACCAATAAAGCCTGTTCCATGAAACAGTTTTGATTCTAAACTTTTAGCATTAGAACCTCCAATATATTGAAGTGTATTAATAGTTCCTTTACAAATATGGTCTGGTAATATCTCCTTACGGCATAACTCATCTATTTGTTGAAGATTTTTCTTTTCTAATGTTAAAATATGTTTAGCTAATTCAGGAAATCGCTCTGGATCACTGTCTATTAAAGAACCTAGAGTATTTAATCTCTCTTCTAGGAGAGCTTCCTCGTCTTGTTGTGCAACTAACTTGTCATCTTCTCCACCTTTAAAATAACCAACAAGAGCTTTCCAACCTTTTGAATTAACGTCTGGGGTTCCTCCCGCATCTGCTAAAGCCATGGGCCATCCCGCACCCAAAATTAAACTTATTCTTTCAGGCTGTTGTCCCTTAGGGGGACTCAAAAAAGCCCAAGGAGCTCCACCCTCTACCCGTTTGGAGTCATCATACTGCTGAGACTTCCCTAAAGCTACAACTTCTAATGCTTTCTTTTCTGCATCCTTGTTAGCTTGAGCATCCACATCCTCCTGATTAGACTTTCCATCATCAACTTTTTTGTTCTTAGCTTCCGCTTCACTAAGATATATAAGCTTAAAAGATCTCTTCTTAAGCTTATTATAACTATCTAATAGTTCGTTAAAATAATCCATATATTATTATAGCTGAAAGAAAAGTAGGTCCAGCCTAAAGAATATATTAGGCTGGACCTTTAATTACTTACTTAAACTCTGTTCTTACTAGGCACTCGTATAAGGATTAGCGTAGTCGTAGGTGTTCAAGAAATCATACTTGAAGCTTACTTCTAAAGTATGAAAATCATTTGTCTGATAATTAAACTCAGCAGCGGACCACTTAGTTGGATAGACTCCTAAAAGTTCAACAGTAGAATGAGGAGTCATGGTGTTATCCAACATAACAATCTCCAACTTATCAGTTTTAAACGTAGCTCCCGCCAATCCTCCTGGTTGAGCATTCTTAGTCATTTCTCCTGTGATCGGATCATAGATAGTTTTAAAGTATCTCCAAAGATCACTAGCGGTTTCCCTTAGATATAGATTATCAAATGTAATAACACAGTCACCAGGAGTTGCCTTACCTGGATAGTGTACTTTATCATTTACTCTATCAATAACTATAGCCTCGGTTGACATCTCTATTCCACCTACTTTTTTAGCAGCTAGAGTTAGATCCTGTTGGCTAGTGATATCACCAGGAAGACCAAAGAAATGGACCTCGAATTGGTATGCTCTTACTGAATCAAGATCAGTTGCGATAGTAGGAAGCCCCTGACCTGGAGTAAACTTCCTACCGTACTTAGTTTTGTAGTATGATACTGGCATTAATTAAATTCCTATAAAGATCCTAGCTGTGCCGATTGGTTAGTTAGGTTAATTTCAAAGATAAGGATTTCAGCGGTCTTGGTAGGTTTAACTAGAACCTTACACCACATTTCATTTCTATCAACCCTTACTGGTGTGTTAGTGGTATCGTCACAAACTACACGGAACTCTGTAATACCGCGCCTTCTACGAATATCATCCATAAAGGGGTTCATGAGACCTTCTATCTGTGCCCAGGTAAACTCGTCATTAGGTTCAAACACAAAGCGACGAGCCGCGAGAAGAATAATCTTGCGGACATAAATCATTAATCTACGTATATTTACCCGATCAAGAGCAGTAGGACTACGCTGAGAAGTTCTCTGACCCCAGATGGTAATACCCTGCTGAGGGAAAGTTACAATTGGATTAATACAGTTACCCCCTGAGTAGAGACTATCTCTATCACCTTGATTCAGTTTAAGCTCAGTCTCCGTAGGCTTTATTAAACGGCCCCTGCGGAAACCAGCAGGAGCAAACCAGCTATCCGCTACAGAGTCAGTGTAAGCCATCTGCCTTGCAGCAAAGATAGAAGGATCATACCATCTGTCCTTACCATCAAAAACACTAAAGATCTTTAGCCAAGGCCAGTAAATAGCCGCATAAGAACTGTTAATAGCTGCTGTCCTGGAGCCCGCTGTACTAGAAGACTTTCCATTAGTCCAATCAATAGCATCTTGAGCAGTACCAATTCCATAAGGAGGAGACACCAAAGATAAGAAATTTTGAGTAGTTTCAGCTAGAGTTACTAGATTATTTTGAACACTTTGCGTAGAAATCCCAGGAATTAATGCAATACCTATATTTAATAGATCCTCATCTAAAGTTTGCATCCCTGTTTTGGGATCAGTAGTAGAGGTTCCAATTAAGGCTGTTGCTCTGTCAGCTTCCGTAGTACTACCTGCTTCATTTAAACCACCAGACATGTTAGTAGCAGTGCTTTGTAATAATTTATTCCATCTACCTCCCTCTACAGGAGCCCCAACCACTTGTGCAGCAGTACCCTCCCCTGTCGGATTACTATTCGCGGTTAAATATTGGGTTCTCAGGCCCCCAAAGGTAGCATCATCAGCAGTTCCTAGTAATGATTGTGTAGTACCCCCAAAATTACCCAATTCAGTGGCTGTAGCGTCACTACCAGATGATTGGAGATTACCTTTAAGAATTTCTGAAGTAATGTTGGTTTCTCCAGTGTTAATTACAGTTTCTAAGAACGCTCCAGACCCTACAAGACTACATTTAAATGCTTCCTCTACAGTGCCGTCCTGGTTAACCAAAACATTAAAGTTCTGACTACCTAACCCTTGAACCGTAATGGAGTTACCACTTGTAGTCCCATCAGGACGAGTTCCTCCGTTATATCCGGCCCCCTCATACAGGGATTCCAACAAGTAACTAGCACCTGTTGTTTCAAAAGATGCTCCATAAGTTCTAATAGCTGAGGCAAATAATCCATTCGATGGAGCACCCGTAGCTAACTTACCGCTAGTACCGTAAAAAGAGTCTCCTCCTTGCGTAGCTAAAACATTTACCAATGCTGACACACCCGAAGCCGCATCAAAGGTAGTAGTACCACTACAAGCCGAAATACCTAAGGATGCTCCTGATCCCGCAAACGCGCCCACAATAGCACCCGATAGCCCTAGAGTTTCATAACCCGTTCCTCCATCAAAGCAACCCACTTTGTCTGCATCTAACCCGCCCCCAACAATCTTTCTAATAGCTTCAGCCTGCCCTGAGGCAGCAGTGCCTGCGGGGATAACATAATCTTTAGGGGAAGCATACTGAGGAACTCCAGCATTATCATATACTTGAATTCTTAATAGGAGGGTGTCAGTAATACCCCAACCCCCCGCAACAGTACTATTTCCTGATACAACAGCTACAGGACAAGTCCCTAATCCTATGGTAGCTGAGGCATCAGCGGCTCCCAAAGGAATAGCTCTAACAAAATAGAGAGTATTTGTTTGTTCTAAAATTTCTAATGAACCTTCTAGGGCTTGACCCACCAGACCCTCCGAGGGTTCTCCAAAAGTTCTTATTAAATTATTTTGATTAGTAATTAGAGTTGCTTTATCAGTTGGACCCTTTCCAGCAAAACCCACCACTCCTACAACGGAAGTATTGATTGAGGGGGTATAGTCGGAAATATCCTTCTCTACAGTATAAACACCGGGACTTACGTAATTTACCATTTGAGATTCTCCTAAGCGTTAGAAATTTTAAAAATTCGTCTACGATGAAGAGTTTGAACTTGCTCTGTAATATACTTATCAGGAACTACAACAGTTTTTCCTGGAGTCATCCAAACTTCTTTACATCCTTTTTCTGTTTGAAAAAAAATTGTAAACGATTGTAAACTATCATTTTTTATTGCTTTCATAATTTCTTATCTCCTTATTATGTACTATAGCACTTTACTTTTTTTGAGAACTTTTTTTATAAAGAAATTTTAGAGTTAAGGTTCAGGTGGTGGTGGAGGAGGAGGAATTTCTCCCCCAAAGGAAACTGTTAGGGGGAAAGCTAAAAACCAGTTAGCTTCATTAGTCTCAGCAGCCTCTTCATCTATATCTGCGTGCATAGCATAATAATAATCTAGGGGGGTAAGATTGGGGGAACAAGTCCAGATCTCCTGTCCACCCCCATTAGTAAGCTCAAAGACACCTGAATCGGTAGCCTGAGGAGCCAATCCATCTACCCGTGTTTCACCTTTAAGAACAGCACCCATGCCTAATCCAAACGCACGGGTTAGATTAAAAGGTCCTACTGGATTAGTCTCTGTGCCAGGAACTAACCAAAATCCTATATTAAATGCTGGAGCAGCCGCCAAACCAATATTTTTTACCGTCCAATGAAATTTTACTGGAACTCCAGGAGGACTTCTATACTGTGTATGAGCAGGAGGATAAGGAGGCATCTCAGGAGGAGGAGGGGGATAATTACCTGCTACACTGCCTGCTGGGTAAGCGCCCGTAGGTTCAATATAAAATTCATCAATAATTAAATCAGGGAAGCCAGGAAAAACTCCCTCCTCAATATGCTCGGGGGTAGTTGCCATTCCCGTTCCCGCAAACACCGTAGCTGCCCCTGGAGGGTGTACCAGTGGAGCACAATGGATTGAGACGATAGGACATGGAGGATGAGGAGCTATTGTATCACCTATTAATGATACATTACGCTGGTCCACAAACACTGACTGGCTCCCAGGACCCAAAATTATACCCCCACCTCTTGAAACCCCTACCTTACTGATGGGTTGACCGTCCGCTTTAACGCTACTCTCCCCCAAGGTTTGATTGTGCCCACAAGTAGCTGTCAAATTATCAGTTTGAACTTTAGGCATTATGGAATATTTATTTTAAATTTCTCAATCTTACCTGTCGAAGTAACTAAGAACTTGGGATTAGGAACATAGGTACGTACAGTTATATTTATAGTCTTCTTAAGAACTCTGTCTTCCTTATCCGCGACTGTTATTTGTCCCACATCCTCTTCAGATTCAATAAGCCCCTTGGTTAGGGTGCCTTGTTGAGTGGGTACTTCCATTTCAGGATTAAATTTAATTCTAATCTGTTCGAGAATTTGATCCATATCAGCCATATATTTTGTCCAAATATTTACCTGATAATGAATATTTACAGCCCTTGGAGCTAGGCTAAGTACTCTAATGGCTCGGTTCTTCTCGACATCCCAGAATTTTTCATGAACAAGAATACTTTCAGATCTCCTACGAGTATCATCATTATCAGAAATAGTTTGTGCAATAGAGATAATAGGTAGAATGATATTATTATCTTGTTTTAACTTTGCAACTGCTCGCTCTGCATTGGCATGAATACATTTTACATAGAGAAACTTATCTTCCGAACTAATGTATCCCACATCATTAAAAGATGCAATCATCGCTCTTAACAAGTTCTTATATACAAATGATATATTATTTTGAGAACGGGTCATGGTAAATATTTTCTTACGCACTCCCCCTTCTCTGGTATCAAATTGAAGGCTATGGCTCTTAGGATATGAATCTATATCTGTGACTGCTAAGGTTTCAGTTACAACCTCAACCTTTGACCCAGATAAATCAACAGAGCCAGGGGTGGAACTAGAAGACATCTTCACCCCCAGCGTAACCACCTAGCTCATCACTAGTCTTCAGAAGAGGTTCATCCTGAACATCAGGTGTATCCCGTAGCAGTCTAGCTGAACATGCCAGATGGTAAACCCCATATGCTTCAAAGCTATCCTCAACTACCTCAAAAATTTCGTATCGTTGGTCTTGGAATACAGGTTTAACTACATCCCCTGGAATAATACTACGTCCTATCTTACGTTCAATGTAGCTTTTATTGAATGTAAATAATTGATCATTAGTTAATTCAATTCCAAATTGGGTAAGCTCTTCTGATAAAGCAATAGGTTCATAATGTCCGTGTACCAGAATTGACTTTTTGGCTATTGGTTTATTACGAGATTCCATATAGACAGGATCAAAATCTGCGCTCTGATGATACTTATAGAAGTAAAATTTAGAACCTCCTAACCTAATCATCTCATCGTCTACTAAATTGAAAAGATTTATATCAGCATTATTCTGATCAAATAAATTAAGTAAGCTATCCTCATCTAGATCAGGAAGCTGTGGTAATTTAGTTGTTACTTTCCAATTTTTTTTAGACATTTAATTACTTCTTTCTAGCCGCTGCCCTCTTCTTCCTTGCGGCGGCTCTCTTTCTTCTCCTCTCAAGCCTTGCCTCGTCCCAGAACGCCTTCCCTGGTCTTCCTCCACTTCCTGATCCTGTCTCTGCTGCTCTAGCCGCACCAGGATCTTCCCCCGCATCAGGATTCCATCTATCCCTTTCTCGTTGGGGCTTCTCTTCTGCAAGAATTCTTCCGATTCTTTGGTACTCAGTCCAATCGTTTTTTTGGCTGGTGCGCGGTCGAGGCGCAGGCATATTCTGGAGACGGGCCACTTCATCATCAGCGGCTTGTTTTCCTTCCTCCCCTGGTACTCTTCTCTTCCTTTCTGCTCTCCTTCTCCTTCTCCTTGTTCTTCTTGTCTGCTTCTTCTTCTTCCTCCTCCAAGCTTTTAGTTGTTCTGGTGTCATGTGGGGG